CCGGGTACCAGCGGACCTATCGCGGACCCGACCGAGAGTGAGACACTGGGCGGCATGTGCGGCAGATTCGCGCTCAGCGCCGAGACCGACGAGCTCATCCGGGAATACGTCGCCCAGGGAGGGCGGCCGCAGGACTGGCGGCCGTCGTACTCGATCGCGCCGACCGACCGTGCGCCGATCGTGCGGCGGCACGACGAGGCGCGCGAGCTCGTGCTCGCCGGGTGGGACATCCCCATGCCGGCGGCAGCTCACGGCCGACCGGGGATCAACGCGCGGATCGAGAAGCTCGGCGGCGGATGGTGGGCGCCGTCGTTCCGGGAGCGGCGGGCTCTCGTACCCATGACGGGCTACTACGAGTGGACCGGCACCAAGAGTCCGAAGACGGCGCATTTCATCCACGGGGACGGGCTCCTCACCGCCGCGGGCCTGTGGCGCGACGTCGACGGCGAGCCGCGATTCGCCGTCATCACCCGCGAGGCCCGCGACGCGTCAGGCGAGGTCCACGACCGCATGCCCGCTTTCCTGCCCGCCGAGGCGTGGGACGACTGGCTCACCGGCCCGGGCGATGCCGGGCTGCAGCAGATGCTTACCGACGTGTCCGACACCGTCGCGAGCACGCTGCACACGCACATCGTCGACAGCAAGGTCAACAGCGTGCAGCGCGTCGACCCGTCCGACCCCTCGCTCATCGAGCCGACATGAGCCCTGAGCGGCCCCGTGACCTCCTGGCCGACGTTGTCGAGCCGCATTGCCCGTCGTGTGGCACGGTGCTGCACTGGCATCCGCGGGGATGGTGGTGCCGGGGATGCGACATCGAGTGGGCCGAGGGGCTCGTGCAGTACGGGGAGTGATCCTCTTTCCCCACACGCTTGCACTTTCCTTTTTGGTAGGTTATGCTGGTGGTAGAGCGAGGGAGACAAGCTCCCAGCCACACAGATAGGACATCTGACATGACCACCATCGCCGCACTCGCTACCGCCTTCGACATCGAGCAGCACGAGGTGCTCGCCTCCCTCGACATCACCGATCAGGCCGTCACCGGGGACACCGACATCGACAGCATCGATGGCTGGACCGAGGCAGAGGCGCGCGAGGTTCTCACCACGCTCGCCGAGCAGGCCGCGGACCGCGTCTGAGACACGACAAGCGCCCCACCCGATCAGGGTGGGGCGCTTTCGAGAGGAGCCCATCATGACCGACCGGATGACCGGGGCGGAGATCGCAGCGACTCGCCACCTCATCGGCCTCACCCAGAATGAGTTCGCCGACGAGCTCAGCGTGTCCCGTCAGGCGGTGAAGGACTGGGAACGCGGACGGTTCGCCGCACGCGAAGGCGTCTGCGCGGACATCGGCGAGCTGCGTCGCCGGCACGACCGGGAGGTCGCCCGGCTCGCCGAGGGCGCCGGCGGCGGCGTCATCATCAGCCTCCCCGACGGCCCCCGGCCCCGCGGCTGGTATCTCGCCCTCGGCGCCCGCCTCGTTGACCGGGTGCCCGACGCGATGCTCGACTGGGCATGACCAGGCGCACCGACGACGCCACCGCGGAGGAGATCGCCCGCCTTCACGCGGTTGGTCTCTCGCGGCGGCGGATCGCGGCGCTCGTGGACGTGCCCGCCTCGACCGTGCAGGCCGTCCTCACCCGGACAGGGACCGTCGCACCTGCACAGCGGCCGCGTCGTGACGCGGAGATCCTGCCGCTACTCGATGAGGGCCTCACCTACCAGGCCATCTCGGACCGCCTCAGCGTGTCCCTCGCGACCGTGCACGGGGCAGCGAAGCGCGCCGGACGGGACACCGGCGCCCGCAGCCGGTGGACGCCCGCACGCGACCAGACGCTGCGGACGCGGTTCGCGGCCGGTGACACCTACGACCAGATCGCCGTGGCGCTCGGAGTGTCCTCGACGACGATCGGCACGCGCGTGCGCGCGCTCGGCCTCACCCGCCAGGCCCCCACCCGCATCATCCACGGCCGGCCCGTCTGCTGGCAGACCGGATGCATGCACCCCGTGTGCGTCGCCGCGCGCAGCGAGTACAAGCGCGACGAACGCGAGCGCGGCATCGCCCGCGGCCCCGTCACCCACGGCCTTGGCGGCTACCACCGCGGGTGCCACTGCGACATCTGCCAGGCCGCGCACGACGCGTCCATGCGCGAGCGGCAGGACCGCACCCGCCAGACCGCCGTCAGCCACGGCGAGCCCTGGAGAGCCGACGAAGACGACGCGGTCATGGACCGCTCCCGCCGCATCGAAGACATCGCCGCCGACCTCGGCCGCACCTACGCCGCCGTCGACAACCGCCGCCGACTCCTCACCCGCACCCGCCACGCGCAGCAGTCGGGAGAAGCATCGTGAGCGAGCCCCGCTACGGCGAGCGCGACGGGTGGGGGCGGTACGGGCTCCTCGCCACCGACGGGAAAGGGCGCCTGGTGTGCCACGACTGCGGGGAGGGGTTCGACAGCCTGGGCACTCACGCGCGACACGCGCATGGCATGAACGCGGCGGAGTACCGCGCCCGACACGGGCTCGGACGAACAACCAAGCTCGTCTCCGGCTCCCTCGCCGCCCGGATGCAGGACGCCTGGCAAGAGCGAGCAGACACCCACCTCGCCACCCTCGCGGCAAACCGACCACGGAACCCCAACCGCCCCGGCCGCACTCCCCCGCCCCCAGCGGCGCGGACTGCTGGGCGGCGGCAAGCGGCTGGCGATTATGACTGGGAGGAACGGCTGGCGGACGTGGTCGCGTGGCGGGCGGCGCGGGGACGACTCCCGAAGAACTCCGCCCGCGCGGAACCGTCCGAAGCGTCACTCGGCGCATGGGTCACCGAGCAGCGCCGACAGCACAACGCCGGCCGCCTCCGCCTGGACCGCATCCAGCTCCTCGACAAGTCCCTCCCCGGGTGGGAAGCGGCCGACCGGCGACAGCAATGGAAACAGACCGCCCTCGACCTCTCCGCCCTCTACCAACAGATCGGCCACCTCCCCCGCCAGCGCCCACCCCAGGGCGCCCCGCACCGTGAGGAAGAGCAGCGCCTGGGTCGATGGCTGGAGCGGCAACGGCGAGCCGCCCGAGCCGCCACGCTCAGCGCCGCCCGACGCCGTACCCTCGACCAGGTCGCGCCCGGATGGGACCACACCACGTCCATCGCCCGCGACTGGTCCCGACACCACCAGGGCATCCTCGACCGACTCCACGACGAAGCCACCGCGGCCAGATACCCCGACCTCCGCGCGTGGATGATCGCGCTGCACGAGCAAGGACTCCCCATGCGCGCCACCGCGGCCGTCCTCGGCATCACCACCCACCGCGTCGGACGCCTCATCCACGAACTCGACATCCCCTGGAACCCCGTCACCACCCCCAACCCCCCGGACGGGCCACTCGTCGAGCTCGCGCTACGCCTGGAGCACCGCAAGACACTCCCCCGCCCCGACTCCACCAACCCCACCGACCGCCGACTAATCGAATGGCTCATCCGCCACCCCGACGCCCGCACCCGACTGCGCCGCATCTACGGCGCTCGCTGACCCACACGAAGCGGCCCCGACGAGCTCGAAGCCTCGCAACGCACGAAACCGCCCCTCCCGGGGAGCTCGCCGCCGGTTGGCGTCGGAAGCTCACCCAGGAGGGGCGGTGCTGTTGTGGTCAGGCGTCGAGGGCGGAGCGCACGGCGGCGTCCTTGGCTTCGAGGAGCTTGCGCAGAGCGGTCGACTTCTCGGGCCCGTCGGGCAGGGAGCCGTCGATGTCGCTCGCGAGCGACGCGAACAGCTCGGACGTGTCGCGCAGCGGCCCTGCGGGCAGGTGCGCGTACGTGAAGTAGCGCAGGATCGGCGCGGCCATCAGACGCGCGTCTTCGTGGGCACGTTGGGCGTGGTGACGGCGAGACCGAAAACGCCGGCGAGGAAGCCGTACACGGCCGTCACAGGCGTGGTGATCTCGGACAGGTCGACCGCAGGGGAGGCGACGTCGAAGACGATGGTCGCGCCGACGAGGATGCCGACGACGCCGAGAACGATGTTCGCGCCCTTCCGGATCGCCGGGTTCTCGACGATGACGTTCGGGGTCGGGCTGGGAGTGGTCATAGGGTGGTGTCCTTTCGAGATCTCCGGATCCATGCCGGAGGGATGGTGTCTTCGACCTCCGCGATGTCGAGGGGGTCGAGGTTGGGGCCGTGCGCGTCGCCCCACTGGTCAGCGATCGCGCGGAGGATGCGGGCGAACGCTGAAGAGCGGCGCACGGCGAGACGTTCCACGTCGTCGAGGCGCGTGTAGACGCGGTCAAGTTCCGCTTTCACTCGCGCGTCGATTCGGGCGTCGAGGGAGGTCTTCACCGCTCCTCGGGTCTCACCCCGCTTGCCGAGCAGCAGGAACAGGCCGCAGAGGACCGTTCCGACGGTGCCGATGATGCCGAGGATGATTTCCGGGGTCACGGTGCGTCTCCTCTGGCCTGGCTTTCCTTCCACTCCTCCCCGATCAGCCCGAGCCGGAACAGGGGTAGGGGGAGGGCGAGGGCGATCATGCACACGACGAACCAGTTCGTCTCTCCCTCGGCGGGGAACAGGACGATCGCGGCGATGTAGCCGATGAGCATGCCCACGAGCACGCACTTCGCGACCGCTTCGACGGGCCACAGTCGAGGGAAGGCGACCCCGATCAGACAGACCGTCGCGGCCGTGAGGAACGTTGCCCCGATGGTGTCGGTCCACGGGTGCCCGAAGATGCGGTCGAGGAGCCGTGAACCGAACACGAGTGCCGTGATGCCCACGGCCACCGCGATCACGTCGTAGAGGGGCAACCAGACCCGTTTCAGGTTGCGGTAGGCGTGCTCGTCGGGATCGATCGCGTCGGGATGCCACACCGACGCCCGCCACAGTCGGCGCAGCGCGCGCATCAGGGGGTCTTGCCGCCGGCCTGGTGGAACGCGGCCCGCGCCCAGCTCCAGACACCGCCGCGGATCTTCTTGCCCGTGCCGGGGTCGAGCACGTGCCCGGTCTTGAAGTCCACGACGTTCTGGGGGATGCCGAAGCTGTCGAGCTGCTGCTTGAACTCCGTCTCGCTCACACCGATCCACTTGTCGTCCGCGGCGACGATGTTCCGCGAGAGAGTCGCGGCCTTCGCGTTGTTCAGGTGGGAGATGAAGCCCGTTCCCACGAGGTAGAGGTGGTCGCGCCACTTGATCGGATATGCCATTTCGTCCTCCTCAGACGTTGCGGGCAGCGCGCCGCCCTGGTCGGTTCCCGCGGGCGCTTCGCCGGCCCACGGGTTGCCGAGATAGGTGATGTGCCACGGCTCGTCGAACGTGAAGCCGTCGGGGTTGAAGCCATGGGAGCGGGCGTTCGCGCGGATCCAGTTCGACCGCGCGTTGTTCCACCGGGTCACACCCGGCGTGGAGCCGGAGTCGCGGATGTCGAGCGCGTGACCGGACCCATGGTTGGACGTGCCGGGCACAGCGACCGTTCCGCCGGGCTGCGTGCGCCCCCACCGGACACCGTTCCACCAGCGATAGTCGCCGTAGGGAGAGTGCGCATTCGGGCGGTACCGCTGCCGGAATATCGTCTCCTGCTCTGCAGCGCTCCGGTACCCGGAGTACACGTGCAGCGTGATCCCGGGGAACGCGCGCTCGAAAGCGGGCTTGAGTCGGGTGAGGAAGGCGTGCGCGGTCCCCGCAGCGACCGGCCAACCATCGACCCTCACGATGTTCTCGGCCATGCGGCCTCCTTCCTTCTGGGAATGACGAAGCCCCGCGCCTCACGAGGAGGGGCGGCCCTGAATAGTGGATGAGTCAGTCTTCGTCGGCTCCACGGGAGCCCATGAACCCGAACAACCAGATGTTCGAGGACGGGTAGCGGGTCGTGGTGAGCGCGGCGGGGTCCCACTTGATCTGACCGCCACCGCGAGAGATGAAGAACCGCATGCCCGAAGAGGGGCCCGTCGCCGGAGTCGGCCCACCGCCGCCGTGAGTGACGCCCAGGCGCATGTTGGCGTTCGGGGAGGTGAGGAGGTTCCCGGCCGCGTCGACGAACTCGATGTCCACCGCCGCCGGCCGCGTCGCGGAGACCAGGGGCGTAGCGACACCGGAGGCGCCACGGCGCGGGGACAGGGACGTGCGCAGCGCCGCCATCGCCGACAGCGACGCCGACGGGTGCCCGAGAGTGAGCTTCGACGACGCCCACGACGTCGTGAAGACGCCGTTCTGTGACACGAACTGGGTGCCGTCCCAGTACACGTAGTCGGACACGGCGCGCTGCTGCTCACGCACCATCAGCCGCAGCAGCCGCGAATCGACCGGGCTGGTGCCCTCGTCGACGACCGCGTCATGCGTCGTCCCACGCGGGCTGAGCGAGACGGCCATGTTCGCCTCGGACGGGATCGGGGGGTGCGAGAGCGTCAGCAGCGGCGGCGTGAAGTTGTCAACGGTGATGTTGCCCCACTGGGACCGCCACTGCGTGCCATCGAAGTACACGTAATCCGAGTAGCCCATCAGCGACTGCGAGATGCGGATGTCCATGTAGTTCGACGCGACCGACGTGCCCACCGCGAAACCATTCGCCGCGAGGGTCTCATCCGGCAGCGCCGCGCCGAGAACGGTCATGTTCGCGCCCATGTCGTAGTGCACGCGAATATAGCCACCGCCGGCGTCCTCGCTTGCGGGGATCGTCTCCACCCCGGTGATGTTCACCGGACGGTGATTCGTCGACGTCGGCAGCGCATACCAACCCGCCCCGTCGTTACGGATCACGCCCGCGAAGAACCGATACGAGCGCCCATCACGTGCAGCCGGCATGCCCAGCTGCATGATCGACCGCCACGCCGGGGAATCCGCCGCGGAGATGTTGTCCGCGATCGCCTGCGCCGTCGGCACAGCGTTCGTGCCCGGAAGACCCCGATCACCGGCCGGACCCGGCAGGCCCCGCAGACCCCGCGGGCCGACAGGACCTGCGGGGCCGGGCTGGCCCCGCAGGTTCGCGAACCGCGCCGCCCATGCTGGAAGAGCCATATTCAGATCCCCGTCCCGATCTCGCAGTAGCCGACGTCATCGGTCGTGACATCGAAGTAGACCCCCGGCGTTCCCGCCGCCGGCCACGGAGGCCCGATATACAAATCGATCGGCAAGGCCTCACCCATACCAGCGACCGGGCCGCCACCCGGCCGCGCCGTGAAGAGCCACTGGTTCGCGCCGGAGAACCAGTCCGCGCCCGACACGGTCCGATCGAACAGGGCCAGCTCCAGCACGTACCGCACGCCCACACTCCCCCGTAGAGCACGGAGCTCGTGGGACGGGATCAGCTGCATGTTGAACACGCCGCCCGGCTCTACCGTCACCGGCACTCGCGCATCCGACACCAGACCATCCGGGCCGAAGCACTCCGCCTCCGGACGCACCGACAAGAACGGGCGCCGATCCGCGAGGACATGCACCCCGATATCGGTCAACGTCCCCGAATACCACGCTTGAGACACAACGCCCCCTCTCGCTCCGACAACTCGCTACCCTTACGGGCATGAGAAAGATCGCGGCCGCAACAGCCGCCGTGCTCGCCGCACTCACCCTCACCGCATGCGGCACCGACGACGCCCCCGTCCAGGCCCCGACACCCTCCATGACCGTCGGACCCGCCACACCCACACCCAGCGAGACCGCAGAGAGCGCGCGCGAACCGTCTGTGACGCCCGGACCCGTGCAAGTCACCCCACAGGACGACGACGCTCCAGCGGATCCCACCGAAGGGATGACCGCCGAAGAGCGGTACATCTACTACGCCGACCAGTCGCTCCAGGCATGGGGCGTAGACCTCACCGACGAGGAGCTACTGTCCGCCGGGCTCTACGTCTGCGAGCAGTTGGCCGCGGAAGTCGTGCGCGGAGACATCGTCGCGCTGGAAGGCGCGGAGATGCTCATCAACGAAGGCGTCGTGCTCAACGCTGACGAATACCTCTGCGGGGCCTAGGTCGCGGTGACGACGAGCGCGCCGTCTTCGAGTCGAGCGATGTCGGGGATGCCGTTCGGATAGCGCAGTTCGACTTCGCCGTGCTCTTCGCATGCGGCGATGATGCGAGCGCGCAGCTGCTCGTCGTGCAGCTCGGGGTCCGCCCCGGGAGGAGCGATGTCGACATCGATCACATGCATGATGGCTCTCATTCTGGCCCGTACGCGGCCATGAAGCTGCGCGGATTGATATGCGTGCCGTAGGTGGTTCCCACCCACGTCTCGAAGTGCAGGTGCGCGCCGTAGCTGTTTCCGGTGTTCCCGACGTAGCCGATGATCTGGCCCTTCGTCACCGGGGCACCGACGCCTACTGCGCTCGGAGTGACCATGTGCGCGTACAGCGTGGATAGCATCCGGCCGCCGACGTTATGCGTCAGGCGCACGTAGTTTCCCCAGCCTGCCGAGTATGTGTTAACAGCTACCACGCCATCGCCGGCGGCGATGATCGGAGCGCCCGCGACAGCGGGCGCTAGGCCGAAGTCGATGCCCTCGTGGATCCGTCCCCATCGGGGCCCGTATTCGCTCGTGACCGTGCTATTCGGGTTGAACGGCCATTGGAAGTTTCCGAGATCCTCACCCGGCTCAGGATCGCCGCCTCCGCCCACGCCCGCCGATCGATAGACCTTCCCGTCGACGCCAATCACCAGGTACTGCGCATCGGTGCTTGTAGGCAGCTCGGGAACCTGCGTGAGCGTCAGATCATCCGGTCGCAACAGAATCGCTCGCCCGTTGGGCCCCATGAGCTGGACGAGGTTGTCGCGGATCGTGGCGACGTTAGCCCCGTTGCCGGAGACGAGCTCCACCTGCCCACCCGTCGCGGAGAAGATCTCCGCACCGTTGTCGAACCGGACGGCACCGCCGCCCCGCGTGGGGTCGATGGTGAGACTGCCAGCGCGGACGCGGCCCGTGTCGCCCTCGATGACGACTCGCGCCGCGCCGACGCCGACGGTGACCCTGCCACCAGACCCGGGCGTGATGATCACGTTGCCGACCTTGATGCGGCCACCACCGAGGACCTCGAAGTCTCCGGTGAGGTCAACATCACCGGCGATGTCGCCGTCACCGTTGAATTCCCACTCGCCGTTCTGCGTCCACTTCCCCTCAGCGACCACGTCGCCCGTGATCGCCCCGTTGCCAGAGAACCGCCAGTCCCCGGTGACGTTGAGGAGACCGCGGATCGTGACCGGGCCGGTGATGTTCGTGGTGCCCTCAACCTGCAGGAATCCGACGATCTCCACACGGCCACCAGAGTCCACGCGGAGGGTGCCGCCAATGAAGCGCATGCGACCGGAGGTGATCGAGGAGTTGCCGAGCTGCGCGCCGGACTCGAGACGCTCGATCCGGCGGACGATCTGCTGGATCCACCCCCACGCGTCCTTGAGGTTACGCAGCACGCTGCACCTCCACCTCGATCGCGTTGGACGTGACGTTGCCTCGGGATGAGATCACCCGGAGTTCGTGCGTCCCGTCGGGGATGATGACGTCTCCCTTGGAGTAGATCGCCCATCCGCGGCCGGGTAGAGCATGCTCGGACGACCATTCCTCGCTGATGAGGAACCGTCCCACCGACCACTGAACGAGCGGGTCTTGATCCTCCGCGAGGCCCGCGTTAGTGGCCTGCTGGAGGCGGGTGCCGACGAGGTCGGGGTAGGCCTTCTTCGTGTCACGGATGATGATGTCCTGACCAGTGGTAGACCCCGCCCACGCGACCTTCTGGTCCTGTTCCATCCCGTCGCCGAGGCCCTGCACGCCGGTGACCTCGATCGACCCATCGACGGTGTACGAGATGTGGTCGATAGGGAGCTCTGCGGCTTGCAGCATGAACGTCGTCCGCCCCAGCCGGATCCGAGACGACACGATCGTCTCGAAGCGGATCTGGTTGCCGGCCTTCCGGGGCCGGAAGTAGATTTCGTACCCTTCCTCCTCGATCTGCTGGAGGAGGTCGGAGATGCGCAGCTTGCGCCAGAACTCCCACGTCTGTGAGATCAGTCCCGCCGTGTCGGCGGGAAGGTCGATTGGGAGCGCCCATTCGGATGACCACTGCATCGCTCGGGCGAGGATCGCGCGCACTGCTCCAGCCGCGGACTTCGCGACGATCGACAGGGTGCCCTGCTCGTAGACGTTCACCCCGTAGGTGAGCCGCCACAGCATCTCTGCCCGGATCTCCACCGTGGAGACCGCGAGGTTCTGCGCGTCGCGGTCGTACGCCCAGGACTCGATCTTCCCGGCGTACTCGACGACATCACCCCACAAGACAGCGAGCCCACGAGCATTCGGCCGGAACGTGGCCGCAACGTTCGTCAGTGGGTGCTCGGCGTCGTCGGTCTTGAATGTCGCCGTCGACGACCCCTCACCCTTCAGCCCGGTCTCCCAGGGGTGGTCGTAGGGCCTGACTCTGCGGATCAGGTTCCCGGTGCGCATGTCGAACAGCCACGTCTGATGCACGATGACTCCTCTCAGACGTAGGTGGTGGGCAGCAGCAGCCGTCCGCCTGAGGGCAGCGTGTGCGCCCATGAGCCGCCGACGGGCACCGCCCAGAGGTCGCCGATGATGGTTGCGGTGTCGGTGATGTCGACGCCGTTGCGCGTGAGCCGGCCTGTGCGCATGTCGAACCGGTGCGTTCCGCCGGCGGGCGCACCAGACACCTGCAGGGTCCCGCCTGGGCTCGACGCGGTCCACGACACCGGAGCGCCCGGGATCTCGATCACCGGATGCGCCGGGAAGTTCCCGAACTGGTGCGCGGGCTCCCCGCCCGCGAATTGCTCGACCGTTCCGTACTTCCGGGGGTCCGCGAACACGAGCTGCAGTTGCCCCGACGATCGCAGCCAGCGCCGCCACCTGACGCCCTGGTCCTCGGCCACGCCGATCAGGCGTCGGCCGGTGGCGTGAAGCGTCTGCTCCTGATGGTCGACCGTGACGAGCGTGCGGCCGCCGTCGGCTCCCACTCCGGTGAGGATCTGGGAGAACGAGCGCAGTCTCCCGAGGGTGCTCGCGATGATCCACACGTCGATCGTCACGACGCGGGCGCCGAGGTAGGTGGGCACATCATGCTCGCCGTGCTCCACCGCCCGCGCGACCTGCTCTCGCCGGGCGTCAGAGATACCCTCCCACCCCTGGAAGCCATGCGGCTTGATGAAGATTCCGTCGGGCTGCTCGGGGGTCGGGCAGCCACGGATGACTGCCCGACCCGCCCGGATCTCGGTGATTCCCTGCATCACACCCCCACTCGACGCGCGGCCGACGCCAACTGCTGACCCGCCGAGGTGATCACCACCTCGGGATCCATATGATCCATCTGGAATGTCTGCTGCACGGTGACCCCACCAGCACCCGCGGGAGGTGGCGGACCGTTGCCGGCGCCCGGCAGGCGGCGGGACGAGGTGACCGCTGTGCTGACCTCGGTGGAGACGGTGCCCATCGCGCTCTGCGCGCGCTTGGACGCCTTCTTCGCCATGGTGACCAGGGAGTCCGCGAACGCGCGTTCCTCGTCTTCCACGCCGCCGACGGCGCCTTCGACGAGGTTCACTCCCGCGCCGCGCATCAGGCGCGACGGGGACTGGATCCCGAAGAAGGACGTGAACCCGTCCCAGGCCGAGGAGGCGAGGTCGCCGATCATGTCGCCGAGGTTGCCGATCATCGAGCCGAGCCCGTCGATCAGGCCCTGCACGATGTCCTTACCCAGCTGCGCCCAGTCGATGTCTGCGAGGCCGTTCCAGATCGCATCGACGATCTGGGGCAGCATCTCCAGGATCTGCGGGATCGCGGAGATCAGCCCGGTGATCAGTGCGATCACCAGGGTCACGCCTGCCTCGATCAACTGCGGCAGCATCGTGATCAGACCGGCGACGAGCTGGATCACCATCTGCACCGCGGCGACGATCAGATCCGGGAGAGCGCCCAACAGCCCCGTCACGAGGGACAGCAGCAGTTGGATGCCCGCCTGGATCAGCATCGGCAGGTTCTCGATGAGCGCGCCCAGCAGCCCGGTGATCAGCTGCAGAGCCGCCTCCAGCAGCATCGGCAGCGCGCCGATGAGACCGGTCACCAGCGCCAGCAGGAGCTGGATGCCGCCCTGGATGATCACCGGCAGCAGGTTCACGATCGCGGTCAGCAGACCGGTCACCAGCTGCACGGCGCCCTGCACGAGCATCGGCAGCGCGAGCACGATTCCCTGGATGAGGGTCATGACGAGCTTGATCGCCGCGAGCACGATTATCGGCAGGTTCGCCACCAGCCCGGCGACGAGACCGTCGACCAGGGCGAGCGCCCCGTCGACGAGCATCGGCACCGCGGTGACCAGCCCGAGGACGAACTCACCCACGATCGTCGTCGCAGCCGCAAGCAGCTGCGGCACTGCCGAGAGGATCCCGTCGACGATGCCCGGTACGGCGGCCGTGACCGCGTCGATCACGCCCGGCAGCGCCGAGGTGATCCGCCCGATGATGTCGGAGATCCCGGACGCCAGAGCGTCCGCGTCCCCACCGGTGGCGAAGAATGCCGCCAGCGCGGCTGCCGCGATCCCCAACGGCCCGCCCAGGGCGGCGAGAGGGCCGGTGAGTCCGCCGAGCATCCCGCCCAGCAGCGGGATCCGGGTGAGCAGCGCCGCCAGCCCGCCCGAGCCGAGCGCGGCCAGGCCGGCGGCGACGGGTGCGAGAACGCCGGACAGGCCGGAGAAGCTCTCTGCCAGGCCGGATGTGCCGTCCCCGATGGAGTTGAGGAGGTTCGTGAGCCAGTCCATCGCCGGGCCGACCACGCGCAGCAGCACGCCGCCGAAAGCCTTGGCCTTCTCCTCGACGGGACCGAGCGCGTTCGTCGCTGCCGCGATGAGTGGGCCGATCTTGGAGTAGACGCCCTCGAGCGCGTTCGCGCCGATGCGGCCCATCGCGGCGAGGAAGTTCTTCGCCGCGCCGGGGACGGTCTTGCCCATCTCTTCCGCGACGGTGCCGGCTGCCTTCTCGGCGGCCGCGGAGAACGTCTCGAAGTCGATCTTGCCCTCGGAGGCCATCTTGAAGACCTCGCCGGCGGTGACGCCGAGCTGGTCCGCGAGCGCCTGGTAGATCGGGATGCCCCGATCCGCGAGCTGGCTGATGACGTCGTTCTGGACGCCGTTGGCCTGGGTCGCGGCCCGATTGAAGATGGAGCCCATCTCCTCCATCGACAGGCCCGCCGCGGAGGCGTTGTTCGCGATCCGCTTCAGGTGCGTCTGGAGCTGCTGTCCAGGGCGGATGTTCGCCGCGACGGCGGAAGCGGCGACGGTCGCAGCCTCGCCGAGCCCGAAGCTCGTCCCCTTCACCGAGGCGAGCGCATCGCCCATGATCGCCTTGACGTCGTCAGCACTGTTGCCGAGTCCGGTCAGCTTCGCCCGGGCGGTGTCAATGGCCGTGAGACGGCCAACGCCCTTCGCGAACGCGACACCGATACCGGCCGCCGCCGCGGTGACGCCCGCTGTCGCGGCGGACTTGATCCCCGATCCGAGCGCAGACCCGATGCTCGACGCAGCCGCCCCGACCGTCCGGGCCAGCCCCGCCAGCGCGGTGCCCGCCGAGGACGCCATCCCAGCCAGGCCGCGGCCGAACGTCGACGTCATTAGCGACGCGCCCCGGCCGGCGATCGGCCCGAGCTTCGCGAACAGTCCCGACACCTGCGTGGTGACCGGACGCATCCACGTCGCTACCGACGAGCCGAGACGACGGAACGGGGAGAACGCGAGCGTCGCGGCCGCGGACACGTACTGCGCCATCGGGGCGAAAGCGCCCCTGACTGTGGAGCCGATGCCGCCCAGCCACGACCGGGTACGACCCCAAGCCTTCGCGAGGCCGCCGCCGACCATCGTCGCCAGCGACGTGAACGCCTTCGACGCCTGCAGGGCGCCCATCCGGGCCAGCCGGCCCAGCGCGCTCAGGCCGCTGACATCGGACACGGCGCGCAGCACGCCGCCGATGGACCCGGCCATCCCGGTGAACGCCGACGTCGCCGCGCGCGCGTCAGTCCACCCGGCATGCAGGTTCTGCGCCATCAGCCGCAGACCGCCGGCCGATGCCGTGGTCTGGGTGGTGATCTGCCGGGCCGCTTCCGCGGCGGCATCCTGCGCGGCCCTCAGCCGGCTCGTCGCCGCGGTGACTGCGTCGATCGCGGTCTGCTGCTTGCGCCGGGCGGACTCCAGCCGCTCCTCCGCGGCCACGGCCTGCGAAGACCCCTCCCCGGACTTCTCGACCGCTTCCCGCAGCCGGGTCTCCGCGACCCGCACACGGCCGGCCTCGTCCTGCTGACGCAGACGCGCCTTCGACAGCGCCGCCGACGCGGACGCCACCTTGCCGTTCAGCTTCCCCAGCGCCGCCGCGCCGAGGTCGCCCGCGGAAGTCGTCAGGGACTGCTTCATGTCGCGGCCGAGGGTGCGACCGGTCCTGCGGCCCACGCCCTTGAAGCCACCCTCGACGCCCTTCGCGCCGGCGACACCCGCCCCGCGCGCCTCCTTCACAACGGCGCTGCGGAACCCGGGCATCGTCGGGAAGATGCTGAAGTGACCGGCACCGACCTCGGAGGACATGGCCACCCCCTCTACTGGAAGACGATCTCGTCCTCAAGCGCCGCATCGGCTGCGGCGATCTCATCAGGCGTCGCCTGCGGCCGGTCCTGATTCAGCGCCCACGGCATCACGCGCCGCGACGCACGCTCGTCGCCGATCTGCGCGACCAAGCCCAGCAGCGCCGGCATGGTCGCGGGGTACGCCCACCCGGCCAGCTCCGCGCCCATCCATGTGCCGCCGTCTCCGGCGGCCTGCTCGATGAGGATCTTCGCCTCACCCCACAGCAGGGCGCCGCCCAGGTCCGAGAGCCCGACCCCGAACGTCTCGCGCAGCGTGCGCGCGGCCGCAGTGCGGTGCTCCCGGATGGTCTGGGCGACGCTCAGGATTCCGGGAACGCCGCCTGCTGCACCTTGCCGAGCGTGCGGAAGTACTTCTCCGCCATGATCGCCGTCTCGATCAGGTCGTGCGCGGTGAACTTCGCCGCCGCCTCGTCACCACCGAGGGTGCGCAGGATCGCCTTGAACTGATCCACCGGCGTCGGATAGTCCGCCTGCAGCTCGTCGACATCGTCGAGACTGAGGGTGAGGGGCACCTCGACGATGTCACCGTCAGCGAAGCGGCCGATGAAGCGACGCTCCACGACGATGTGCCTCACATCGGGCACGGCGGCGAGGATCGCCTTCGCCTCGTCCTCCTCCGTCCAGTTGTCGAAGTCGTACTCGGGAGCCGCCGGAGCGGTCTTAGTCGTGCGTGCAGCCATGATGGCCTCCTTCATCGGGGTTCTCGGGTTGTCGGGTTCGGGAGTGAAGGCTGGCCGGGGCGACCCGATAGCGCCCCGGCCGGCCGGTCAGATGGGAACGGTCAGTCGTCCGTCGCGCCGGCGAGGGTCGTCTGCGTCGTGAATCGCGCCGACGCGCCCCCCACGCCGCCGGCGGGCGGGACGAGCCAGTCACGGAAGAAACCGCCGATGGTGTCGTCGTAGATCCACTCGAACGTCGTCGATCGGCCGTTCACCTCGCCACGGGTCTCCTGATCAAACTCGATCTCCGAGATCCGCGCGAAACCGTTGCGGCGCCTGGACCACCCGTTCTTGTACTTCGTCGCCACGAACAGCGGGAACGTGCTGTCCGGGGTGAGGCCGTCCACGACGATCATCCCGTTCGCGTCCGGCGTCTTCCCGGTCGTGAGGCGGCGCACGATCTCATCGAACTGCGCCAGGTTGATCTGGATGGTCATCGTCGAGTCCCCAGCGAGCTTGTAGCCCGACTGGAAGAACTCGATCGCCTCACCGGCCTCGCCACCCTCCTGCGGGCCACCGTCGACCTTGAACAGGCCGACCTTCTGATACCCGCTGGGCAGGGCAAGGGGGGTCTCCGCTCCGTCCGTGCTCGACACGAACGTCGGACCGCCCGTGAGCTGCACGGCCGCGAACCCGGTGATCGGGACGCCAACCGCGCCGATGTCGTTGCCTTCGGCGTCTGCCGCCATTTCTCCTCCTTCAAGAGAAAAGGACCACCCGGCCGGATGGTCCTCATGGGTGGGTTGGCGTCGGTCACCAGGTGCCGACGACCGTGTACTGCGCCGTCATGTAGCGGCGCGCCACGTCGAGGGGATCGTCCACGGGGTACGGGCCGTTGAACCCGTCCCACTCCACGGACGCGATGGGGCTGCCGGGGGCGTCGACGATCGCGTCGTCCATCAGCACCGCGAGCAGCCAGCGGGCGAGGTCGTTGACCGGCTTCGCGTTCAGCTTGGATCCGCCCAGCACCGTCGCGCCGACCGACCGGTCGAACGTGGGGTAATCCCGGCGTGCACCGGAGTCATCGCGGATGACGATCAGGGGCCGGGCGAGCGGCAACTGCAGCGCTTGGGGCTCCTTGTTGCCCACCGTGAGCGCGTGGCCGTCCGATGCGGCGCAAGAGCGCACGTACCCAGTGAGCCAGTGCTCCAGATCCGGCGGGGTGACCCTAGCCACGGCGGGTGAGGGACTTCAGGGCGCGGGCGAGGATCCCGAGCCGCGACTCGATGAGCAGCGTCTTCCGGTCCCGGCCCACCACGCGCCACACGGTGCGGTACCGCGACTCGCGGCGCTCCAGCCGCAGCCCCCGCTTGTAGTCGCCAGTGAGCTCCGGCGCGGATCCTCGGGCGGCGTCGAGGCCGCTCTCGGCGATCTGCCGGGTTGCCTCGACCACCTTCGGGCGCCGGAGGATCCCTTCGAGGGTGGCGTCGTTGAACTCGATGTCCATCTCGCCGCTGCGCCTGACCATTCCTCTGTCCTCTCCTCAGCCGACCGCGCGGGTCAGCGGGATCTCCCGATCCGGCGTCCACCCTGTCCAGGGGTTCGTGTCCGCCGCCGGCGGGATACCGTCGATCGTGTATGTCGCGCCGGTCATCGTCGTGCCGCCGGGGATCCTGTCCGCTCCCTCGGGCAGGGGCGGGTCGAAGGCGCCGTCGAAGACGCGGTCGCCCTTCTGCACGTCGAGGTCGCCGCCGCAGTAGAGCGACTTCGATTCGAGCGCCTGCTCGCGGGTGGCGTTTGTGAGCATCGACGTCGACGAGTGCGCCACGAACGCGCCCGCGAGCGCGAGCACCTCGGGGTCGTTCCAGTCCCCGGGGATCAGCTCGTCCGGGTTGTAGGGGTCGGGGATCATCAAGGCGCGCAGACGGAACACCGTGCGCCCGAACGGGAAGCTCATCGGTACGTCTCCGGCCACAGTCGACTGACGGGACGCTCCGCCGGGAAGCTGCCGCGCGGCATCCCTCCCGTCGGCCTCGCGACGCACAACGCCCGCAGGGCACGGGTGGGCTGGCCGTCGAAAGCGGACCGGACAGCGACGTCGTACTCGACGCGTGCCGGGCCGATCGACTGGCCCTTCACGAAACGCTCACCGCGTCTGTCCGCCGACTTGAACACGCGTCGCAGGATCGCGAGCGCGTTCTTCTCGTCCTCCCCGGTCAGGGAGTCGAGGCAGGGGGCGATGTCGCGAGCGATGATGAGGACCTCGCGAGCAAGATCCTCATCAGCACCGACCAAGTCGTGCGTGATCACGGCACCGCCCCCCTTCCGGTCAGGACGCCAGCGGCGTCTGCTTCGCGCCCACGGTCTTCGCGGGCGCCTTGGCCTTGGCCTCAGCGGAGGCCTTCTCGGCTGCGGCCTTGCGGTCGGCTTCCTCGGCGGCGCGCTTCTCAGCGTCCGCCTTCTCGGCTGCGGCCAGCGCGGCGACCTCGTCAGCGCTGGGCGGGTCCTCGACCTCGACGCGCTCGATGAGGCCGCGCTCGATGAGCCGTTCGAGTTGCTCCGCGGCGATGCCCTCGGGGACGACGTCGCCGCGGCGCAGGAGCGCTGCGACCCGATTGCCGCCCTGGCCCCCGATGGACACCTTCGCGGCAGCGGCGGTCACGATGTGCTGGCTGCTCATCAGGGTGCCTCCGTTCCGGTGAGGTAGAACCCGGCGAGCGGGTCGGTGACGATCGGCACGTGCACATTGCGCGCCTGCAGGCGGGTCTTCTCCGCCTTCCCCTCGCGGATCGCGGCGATCTCGACGCCGGTGTCGCCGCCGACGTGACGCATCTCCGGGGTGGGGATCTGCTCGCGTGCGATGCCACCGAGGCGGCGGCGGTCCACGAACAGGGGGTCCGTGATGTCGTCGCCGTCGTCGGAAATCCACGTGAGCCCGGCGATGGTGGGGAACCCGTCCGTGAGGGCCTGACCGCTGTCCTTGGGGAGGATGTCGAGCAGCTCGGGAATCACCTCGGCGTACTGCTCCCCGGGGAGCACCACGGTGTCGACGTCGTAGCCGAGCTTCTGACGGCGAGTGCGCGCCTTCACGCGCAGCGCGTCCTTGTAGATCTGCTTTGCGCTCGTCCACGGTGCGCCGGCGGCGACCGTGTTCGTGACCGACGATGCGACGACGCCGAGCGCCATCTCATTCGCCGAGAAAACGAGCTCGGTCTGCAGGAAGGTGAACGCGTCATCGATCGGCTGCCGCAGGAGACGACCGATCTGCTCGTCGGTGACCTCGGTCGCGAGGCCATCCTTCATCGCCGAGTAGAACTCGTACTCCTCGGCCGACATCGGCGTGAGCTTGTACTCCGAGCCCGGAGCGACGATCTCCGAACCGCGCACGGCACGGATGACTTCGTTGATCGGGACACCGATGGCGCCGCCGGTGATCGTGAAGCGCTTCTGCATCAGGAACAGTCCGAGGAGCTGCTGCGCCTGCAGGATCTCCCCGAATCGGCGAGCGACGAGCGTCGGCGACTTCAGGAACGCGATCAGGTCGGCCGCCGAGACGTCAGCGAGCTGGCTCGGCGTGAGCGGGTAAGTCTGCATCGTGCTCTCCTTTCTCAGAGCTGAATGGCGCGCACGAGCGCGCCGTCTGCGGCGGACGTGAGGGCGAGGAAGATCTCCGTGCCCTCGGCGAGGGTGCGGACGCCTCCGCCGGCGGCTGCCTCGAGCCGGTCCCCGCGCGTGACAGCGCCGACCGCCTTGAGCTCGTGGATGGGCTTGCCGACCTCGACGGTCAGCTTGTCGCCAACCTTCGCGTCGTGGCCGGCGACGCCGACGACCTTCTCGGACCCGGCTGCCGCAGGCGCGACCGAGGAGTCGGCCGTGCCGACCTCCACGACCTGGCCTGCGGCGACGTCAGTGGTCACACCGAAGGTGACGGTGTCGCCGGGACGGAACAGGGGCAGGTAGCTCTTCGCCACGATCAGGCCTCCTTCTGGGTGGAGCCGAAGACGCTGCCGTACAGCGAGTCCTCAGCGCTGGTGAGGGTGTCGGAGTGCCCGATCTCCTCGACAGGGATGGTGTTCTTCGCGAGCGAGGCGAGCAGCGTGCTGGCGCCCTCTTCGTCCTTGTCGAGGTGCGCGCGCCACGCGTCCCGCGATGCCGCGGTGATTCGGCCCTCACGCAGCGCGGTCGCGACGATGCCGTCACGGCGCGCCCGGTCCTGCTCAGCGCGGGCTTCTACACCCTGACGGGCGTTCGCCTGCAGTTCGGCCAGGACGGTCGCGTCGATCGTGACCGCGCCCTCGGGCAGCGCGTTGGTGGCAGCCGGGGCCGCCGGGATGTCGGGCTGTTCCGCGAGTGCCTCGTCGAGTGCGGCCAGGACCGCCTCGTCGGTGACGTCGGCGTCGGTCATGCCGAGCCGCTCACGGATACCAGCCACGAAGTCGCCGTGCTCCACGACGTTCTCCTTTCGGTTGGGGTCACCCGGCTCGGACGAGACCGGGAGTTCAGGGATCTCCACACGGGGCGCGTTCGCCCGGGCGGCGGCAGAGAACACGGCTGGGTCGAACCGGGCCGTCGGTGCCCGGTTCTCCGCCGCCGAGGACGGGGCATCCGCCCACTCGTCGGCAAGGCCCGCGTCGACGGCTTCCTCGGCCGTGTACCAGGACTCCGCCTGCATGAGTGCCCGCCAGTGCGCCCGGTCCTCACCCGCACGGGCCGCATAGACGTCGGCGATCGAGTCGGACAGCTTGTGGAGGATCTCCGCCGTCTCCTCCATCAGCTCGGCGTTTCCCCACGCGCCACCAGAGGCGTCGTGGATCATCATCTGCGCCCCACGGTTCATGGTGATGTGGTCGCCGGCCATCGCGATCACCGACGCCGCGGACGCGGCCAGCCCGTCGACGATCACCTCGACGCGCGCCTTGTGGCGGCGCAGCGCGTTCATGATCGTGATGCCGTCCCACGCCGCCCCGCCGGGGCTATTCACATGGAGGTAGATCGTGTCCACGTCGAGGTCGTCGAGCTGCTGAGCCATCGACCGGGCCCCGACACCGCCTCCGTACCAGCGTTCGCCGATCTCGTCATAGATGTACACGTCCGCCGATGACGAGCTCTCCTCGTCATCGGCGGCGCGCGCCTGGATCTTGAACCAGTCGCGTACAGGTGCGCTCGTCGTCATGCTGCAGCCTCCTCGGGCTCGGTCGATGGGATCCGGCTCACGTCCGGGCCGTCCCCGGCGAGCTCCGCGCCAGCACGACGGATAATCTCCCGTGCTTCTTCCTGCCGCAGTGGCGGCTTGTCCGTCGCGAGGTACACCTTCTGCGCCACCTCGGCGGCAGACCGTGCCACTTCCCGGCCCGCGGCGTCGTCGTCATCCGTCCCGACGAGGTCTTCGACCGGCAGGCCGTACTTGTCCCGCATGTACGCACGCAGCGGATCGTCGACCACAACCGCGCCGGCCTCGATCAGCGCCTTAATCGCTTCGGCGGTGACTTGCTGCTGCTCTCCGATCGCCGACGGAACCAGCCGAGGAGCCGGCTCCGTCGGTCCCCAGTTCTTGTCGACGAGGTCTTCGATCACGTGTTGGTTGAAGACCTCTGCGATGTGCTGCGCGACAGCGTTCAGCGAGTCGGTGAAGAAGTTCGCGAATGTCGACCCGAGCGCCCACGAACCCGTCTCGGTGCCGAGGTTCAGGAAATGCGCGAGTACCGCGCGCGCGATCTGCTCGTCGTAGTAGCGGATCGGACCGTCCGTGTCGGGCAGCTTCCCGTCGACACCGACGAACTTCAGCGTGGCGCCGTACGGCAGCGACACCCCCGCAGCGTCGCCGGCGCGAGCGTTCTTCGCGATCGCGAGCCCGTTCTTGATCTGCTCGTCGAGCCACTTCACAGCGTCTTCGAACGAGTCGGTCTCCGGCGGCTCCGCGCTGGTTACCACCGGCAGGCCGAGGCCGTTGCGCTCGGCGGTCAGCGCCTGGATGCGCAGCAGCCTGTCCTTGAGGACGAACATCTTGTACGCGGCGCGTAACAGCGACTCGCCGACCCAGTTCGCGCCCTCACGCTCGTTGACATACGCGACGAGCCGGTCCACGGGAATCCGCACGTCACGCTTGCCAGATGTGCCGTACTGCTGCACCGAAACAAGGCCACCGTCCCGCGCGACCTCGATGTCGGAGATCGTGCGCGGCGGCCGCCATGCGAGCTTCGCGAGATGCGTTTGCCCCGTCGACTGGTCATACACCTGCTCAAAAAAGCTGTGACCGTAGACGAGTTCGAGCAGCGCGAGCCTCAGGTGCTCCTTCATGGAGAACCGGCCCTTGGTGCGCAGCGGCGCGACGAACGCCCGCCCCTTCACGGGCACGCCGAGATCCTTCGCGACGTGCCCGATGACCTCATCCCGACACCCGGCGCCATCGAGCGTCCACTCCGTGCGCATGATCGGGAGAGTCACCGCCCGCAGCACAGACTTCACCTGCGGGTCTTCGCGACGCATCCGATCGAACACGTTGATCGATCGCGGCCATTGCAGGTCCGGGTTCTCCTCGTGCGTCTCCGCGACGAGCGACCCCCACGACAGCAGAGTCCCGTCCGTCTGATATCCGATCTCAGCCAACGGGATCTCCTCTGCGTCAGAAGTGGAGCGTGCGTAGATCCGCTTCGTCGTGTGTGACGTCGTCGCGCGTCAGGACTTGTGCGGCCGGCGGAGGAGGGGTGCGCTTCTTCGGCGACGCCTCGGACTTGAGCACGCCCCACAGCGCCCACGTCACCGCCTGCGCCTGGCTGACCGGCTTCGTCGGATCCGACTGCTCCCACGTCATGCCGGCACGCCCGATGTTGCGCGTCGTCGCCAACTCGAGCGACTTCGTCACCTCGGCCTGATCACGGTGCGGCACGAGGCCGGCGTTGACGTGCTCGATGAACAGGGTGTGCGCGGCGGCGATCTCGTCGAGGTTCATCGCGAGGTACTTGATGCCGGCGGCGTCCAGGGCGCCGATCACGGCGGCGGCGTTCTTCGCGTCGAGCACGACGAGCGCGTTGCCGTACTGCGCCTTGAGCTCCTTCAGCTTCGGCGCGATCCACCGTGTGCCGCTCTCGGTGTGCAGGTGCTCGACAGCGATCGAGTCGGAGTCGACTCGCACGGCGGCACCAATCGTGCCGTACCCGCCACCTCGGCCCAGCGCGAGCGACAGCACCACGCCGTCGCCGGCGACTGCGGCGTCGTCTCGGGCGTGCCGCTTCCACACCTCGATGTCGAGCTCGGACAGCTTCGCCGCGACCTCGGGGCGCCGGCTCGGCCAGATCGAGCAACGCTGACGAGCGAACGCCTCCGGGTTCGTCTGGCCCATGCGGTCCCAGGCGTCCTGCACGGTCTTCCATGCCAGCCGGATCCCGAGCCCCGGGTTCGCCTCCCGCCATGTCTGCGGGGAGCCGAGGTCGATCTTCGCGGCGGTGTCGGGATCATCCGACCCTTCCGGAGTGTGCTCGATCCATCCGGTGCGCTCCTGGCCACCGGCGCGGCCGCGATCGCGGATGCCCTCGAAGTACTCGCCGTCCTGGTCCTCCTTCGGGACCGTGCCGGTGAACAGCACCTGCAGGTTCGGGCTCGCGTCCGACGCCGGCAGCAGCGCCTCAAGGATGCTCAGCGGCGAGTGCTGCGCCTCGTCCACAATCAGCACGTCGAAGGAAATGCCCACGCCGGCCGCGCCCGTCCTGGTGAAGAAGACCAGGCGGTTGCCGTTCTTCAGCTCGATCGCCCAGTTGCCGTTCCCGGTCGAGATGCCGGTGACGCCCTGTGCCGTCTGCTTGCCACCGCCGACGAGCTCCGCGCGGAGAATCGGCGAGGCGAGGATCGTCCGCCGCGCGCGGCGGAACGCCTCACGCGCCGTGGGGCCTTCGTGGGCGGTGTGTCCGATCAGCTTCGGCGCGCCGTCCGCGCGCGGCCAGAGGAACAGGTGAGCCAGTTCGTACGGCAGCAGGATATTGCCCTTGCCCTGCTGCCGTGAGACGAGCACCCCGAACTCGGTCGCCGCCCACTGGCCGTCGGCGTCGATAGACGCGATCGCTTCGAGCGCGCCCTCCTGCCACGGGTCACACCGGATGTTCGCCAGGTCGGAGATGTCGAGGATGTCATCGATCAGCGAGTCGACACGACTAAGAGGCAGCGCCCTCACTCTGGGCTCTTGCAGCCCGAGCAGCACGGGCCTGGGCGAGTTGCTCGGCAAGGGTCAACTCCTTCGGCGGCTCCGCCGGACCGCGCGTCGCTTCGACCGCGGCCCGGAACTCACGCGCGATCGGCGCGACCCTCGTCGGATCCTTCTCCGCCACCGTCTTGAACGCGGTTCGCAGCGTCGAGACGATCAGCTCAAGGTCGTCCATGTCCGGCGGCTCGGGTGCCGGTGCCGGTGCCGGTGCCGCGTCGACCGGCGCGGTCGCAGGCGAGCGCCGACGGGCACGTTGCGCGTCGGCATGAGCTTCGCGGCACGCGTCGTCCACAACCTCGCCGTTTCGGAGGTGACGGCGGTACGCCGAGTCGGTCCCACAGGGGGCCTTGGGCCGTCCCATTCACCCCACCCCCCGAATTCCCCCACATTCGTCAAATTCACCCGCGGAGAGAGCCGCCAGGACCGCGCGGGAGACTGGCAGTGATCGGCCATCGCTGGATTTTCTGGCGATGGCGGGGCGGCGGTCAGGCTGAGGGGCAATTGCCCTTGCAGTGCGTCGGCCCTGCCTGGCATGGGCACGGGGCGCAGGTGTGCGCGGTGCTCGTCCTGGGTGACTCGGTGACAGTGGGGACAAGCTCGTCCGGCATCTGCTCGCACGTGATCGTCACGCCCGTCTCCGGGTGCACCCACGTGTGCCACATGGCGTCGTGCTCGAAGTCGGTGGGCTGCGCTCCCATGCACACGGGGCAGGAGCGGCCCCGTGTGCGGTCGAAGCGGAGGCGCTGCCACCATGTGCGGGGCGGTCGGTGCTCGACGCAGGCCGGGTCGGTGCGTCGGTGCCTCACGGTGCGTCCCTCGTGGCCCAGTGCCAGGGGTGCCCCTTCGGGATACGGAACCACCGCCGCCGTGTCGCGAGGCGCTTTCCGGTTCGTGTCCGCCGCATGAGCGCGCGTCCGTCGGGTCCGGGTACCGGCGTCGTGCCGACGAGGAACAGGCCAAGGACGCGATGGCACGGGTAGTCGGAGAGGATGCCCCGGCGCAACCCAGGCCCGTGCAGGTCGAGGGCGCCCGTGATCGCTTCCACCAGGGCGCCGTTGGCTTGGGTGTGGTCCACATGTGCGCGGAGCGCGAGGTTGCTCATGATGCCTCCCAGATCTCGACCGCGGCATGGTCGCTCTTACGGCTGTTACAGGACAGGTGCATCGGGACGAGTGGACCAAGGAGCTTCCCGCCATTGCCGAGCGCGGTGTCGTGGTCAGCCGTGAAGCTCATGCGGTGCGTTGACGGGAGCGTCGTATCGATCGGCTCCCCACATCCCCACCCGTGGGTAGATCCATACCCGCACGGCAGGTCCTCGATCTGAGTTCGCCGCTTCAGCGCGGCCTGCCGACGACGGTAGGCGCGGTGCCCCTTGCCGTCACGGACCGGGTGCGACCCCATCAGTTGAGGCCCCGCTCACCTTCGCACCGCTCCTCGCAGGCGAGGACTTCGGACCAGGAAGGGCACTCTGCGCCGCAGTACCCGCACGTCGGGCGCACACCAGGATCAGTCACGATGCCCCCTCGATGGTGAAGAGCTCCGGCCTGCTCGGCTCGCGCGTGCGAGAGTCTCGGCGAGGGCAGGCCGGGAAGAACGTGAGCCGGCCGCGTGGCGCGCACAGCACCCAGAAACGCGGAAAGGCCCCGGAATCTCTTCCAGGGCCAATTGTGGCTCACGCGTAAGCGTATCAGTTCACCGTGCAGAGGGATGCAGAGGGTCACCATCGGCGGGTCGCACTCCCGCATGCATCCGCTCCCGCATCCTCTTGTCCGCCTCCACCACGTCCGACTCCCGCACCCGACCCACCAGCACCGTGATCTCTCCCCGCTGCCGCCACGCCTTGATCGTGCGCACCGACTTCCCCACACGCTCAGCCGCCTCCGCGATCGACAACCACCTATCCGACATCTGCCCTCCACTCGATCGCCTCCACCATCTTGCGCATCTCCCGCCGATCCAGCTCGATGTACCGGCGGGTCGTCGACGGGGACGCATGACCGAGGAGCTCCTGCACCAGCAGCAGATCCGACTGGTGCGCGTACGCTCTCGTCGCACACCGGTGCCGCAGCGTGTGCATCGTCCACCCCTCCGGCAGGAGATCGCGGATCAGCGTCCCCACCGTCGCCGGCGCGAGATGCCCCCGACCCCACTGCCCCGGGAACGCGAACCCGCGAGGGAGGTCCTGGATCGTGCGGGCGATCGTGCCCGGCAACGGCACCAGCCGCTCACGATCCCCCTTCCCGTGCACAACCAGGGACCATCCGACGAGGTCGTCGAGGAGATCGTCGGTGTGCACCTGCGCGACCTCCGCGCGCCGCAGGCCCACCTCGGCGGCGAGGCGCAGCATGAGCGTCTCCCGCGGCGGCGCGGCCAACAGCGCCGCGCGGTACACGTGGTCGGGCGCCGGGCGAGGTCGAGGGGCTGCCGCCTTGATCCTCGGCAACGCCTCCGCCACCACCCTGTCGACACGCTCGGTCGCGACACCCCACCGCCAGAACGCGAGGAACGTCGCCCGCCGAGACCGGCGCGTCTCCCGCGCCCACTCCTGCCGGCCCGCGTACGCCGTGAGGTCCTCCTCCGACAGCTCCCACGGTCCCACCTCGACCCGGCGGGCGAGGTGCTCGAGATGCTCACGGCGAGCGCGGCACGTCGTCGGCGGCTTCCCGCCGGCCTTCTGGTGCTCCAGAAACGCGGCGATCACCACATCCCACTCCTCAGTCAGCACGGCCCCTCCTCTCGTCTCCGTCCGTGACGGCACGGCCGATCTCGAAGGTGTGCAGCCCCTCGTGCAGCGGCTCCCGGAAGCACCCCTCCGTCCGCTCTGGATTGACGGCCATGCAGAGCCCATGGCTGTCGAGGCAGCCGAGCGCGCCACACACGTCGCACGCCTCACACACGCGCATGGTCGCGTAGGGCGTGGGGATCACCGTGACGCTCACGACGATGGCCGTTCGTCGCTCGTCTCGATCAGGTGTGCCGAGCACGGCGGGTACTCCTCCGACGGCCACAAGTAGCGACCGCCCCAGAGGGGCCAATGCCTGGCGCACAGCGGGATATCCTCATCCCCGTCCACGTCTCGGTCACCCGTCGCATCCGCGACGCAGATGCGGCAGACCTCCACGGGAGTCTCGGTCACGCTCATCTCTCGCCCTTCCGCTTCTCGTCTTCCGCGGAGCACGCCTGGTTGTGCTCCGCGGCGTCCGTATCGGCCGCGCTGAAGAACGTTCGCGGCGGGCCTTCCCACCCGCAGTCGAAGCAACACCCCTGGTGGACACTTTCAACATGCGCGCTCATGCCTGCTCCTCTCGTCCCGAACCTCGCGCTTCACGGTCAGCACGTGGGTGCCGTTCGCGTGGGCCTGCACGCTGTCGAGGTATCGGTTCCCCGCGCACAGCACGAGGTAGTCGTCATCGAGCACGCGCTCCTCCAGCACCTCGCCCGTCCCCGGGTCACTCACCGTCACCTTGATCGGATCAGCCATCGGTCACCCTCCGGTTCTCGACATCCGCCTGCGTGATGCGCGTCAGGTAGCAGAGCGAGCAGCGGTCGAGTGGACGCTCCCGCATCGGTTTCCACTCGTGCTCGTGCTTGACCGCCACGACCTCGCGCCCTTGCAGGAAGTTGACCAGAAGGCCCCAGCACGGATCACAGAGCGGGGCTTCCTCGTCGGATCGCATCATGCCCCTGTCGTCATGTCGAATGGTCGCGCAGGCGACCCGGACGGACCTCCGGGTTGTGGTCTCGACCTTCTGCTGGACGATGCCCCAGAACGAGTAGCCGAGTATGTTGTCGATCGTCTCGACCGCCTCGCCGCATCGACGGCACTTCGCCTTGTCACTCATGACTGCCTCCGGTTCTCGACATCCGCCGACTTGTGCGCTCCGAACTCCACGCATCCACCGCAGTAGTCACGACCACCCGGCAGCTCGGTGCGTCCTCCCATCGCCCGAACATCGGCGCGCGCCTTGGTCGAGGTGTGCGACGCGGCGATCAGTCGCCCGCAGCCGTCACAGATGATCGCGCGCTCGATGCTCATCGCTCGCTCCGAATCTCGACATCTGCCGAAGGCTGAATCTCGAACCACCAGCTGTCGTCTTCCCACTCGACGCGGATGGGGTACGTCCCGAGCGGCAGCCCGCCGAAGTACTCCGCGTCGGTCGCGTTCTCGAAGACGTAGGCGAGGGCGCAGGTATCCGACTCGACCAGCCAATCACCGTCGCGGTAGTAGTGGTCCTTGCCGTGTCTCACGCGCTCGTCGCCGGGGTCGTACTCCGGGTTCATCGCCTGGCACGCCTGGCGCTTGCACCGCCGCAAGGTGGCACAGTCGGCACCGTGCGTGCCGCCGAACTCATACCCGTAGTCGTCGCTCTCCTCGTCGGGGAGTCGGGTGATTGTGACCGTGTGGCTCATGGCTGGCCCCTCCGAATCTCGTGCTTCGTCTCGGTCATTGGTTCTTCTCCCAGATATTGAAGGCGCGACGAAACTCCGGGGTATCGTCCTTGCCCTCCCGTGTGAGCCGGTCGAGATACTCGTCCAACTCGGCCTGCGAAAGCTCTTGCGGGTCAATGCGTTCGGCCATCGCCGTCCCTCCGGTTCTCGACATCCGCCGACTTGTGCGCTCCGAACTCCACGCATCCACCGCAGTAGTCACGACCACCCGGCAGCTCGGTGCGTCCTCCCATCGCC